CAAAAAAATGAATTTAGACGAGCTTAAAAAACTAGCAGGTATAACAGAATTTACAGGATATACAGAATATAAGATAGATGAAAATCCCAGTGAAACTGCAACTGCATTAAAGAAAAAAGAAAAGGAAATGGGATTAAAACCTGGAGACCAAGATTGGTTTAAACTTTGGTTCAGTAAGCCTTACATGACAGGTCCTGTGCAATTTAGAGGAAGGAAAAAATGAAAATACATGAAGTTGACTCTAAACTTTTAGAATTTGACTTTGGAAAAACTGGCCTTGGAAGAAGCATAAGTAGGCTAACTCCTACCCAACTAGCAAGAGATGCTTCAAATTGGATTTTCAATAAAAAAATACCAGACGAATTAGACCAGTATGGACAAAGACGTCAACAAGAGAAAAGACAACAGCAACAAAAGCAACAGCAACAAAGACGCCAACGAACGTCTAAGATGGATGGTGGTTTTTTAAAATGATTGTAAGAGAAATATTAGAATCAGCAACAGCAGGATCTACTGCAGCAGGTAATATTGCAACAGTAGCAAGTGTTCCTGCAGCATATAGGAAAATTAAAAAAGGTAAAAACGGATTACCAAAAGCACCGCAAGCATTGAACAAAGACGGTACTGCTAAGAATGCTATTGATACAGATATCAATCTAATGGGCGGCGTTATAAAGAGATAAATATACAAAATATATTTGGAGAACTCATGCGTAAAGAAGAATTTAAAGAAGGTTTAGGCGACTTAGCCCATGCAGCAGAGCTAGATCATGAAGTACAAATGGCTAGATCAGATCTGTATAAAATCGCAAAGTATGCAATTAAGCTTCACGAAATGCTCAAAGGTGTCAGCGAGCAAGAAGGTTTAGAAGGTTGGGTACAGGCTAAGATTACAAAAGCTGCGGAAGGTTTAGGCAATGTTTACCATAATCTCGATTACAAGATGAATTTTGAAAAACAGAACGAGCCTAGTGACATGGAAGTAGAAATGCCGTTTGAAAGTGCGTACAAAGGCAGCCTTGCAAGACATTTAACCAAAAATCTACAAGAAAAATCTAAAAAAAAAGTAGACGATAAAGAAGTAGACGAAGCACACGGCAATGATAAAATGTATGATCAATGCTGGGATGGTTATAGAAAAGTTCCTGGCAAAAGGAGAGGTGAGAAAGGCTCATGTGTTAAAGCATGAGTGCATTATTAGCAAACTTACCTAACACAAAAGTCTATGTCCGTAAAGAATACTTAATGGATCATAAAAGCGGACATGGCGAATTTGTAGAAGGACACTGGGTAACTGTAAAAAGTATACCTGGTAGAGCTTTTTACTTTGAAACTTATCTCCCCGAATATGCCGCACTTTACGACAAACTTCCTATCAGTGCTTTTGTAAGCGAACCTAAAAAACCAGAACCTGATTTACCTTTGCAAGACCTACAATTTTGGAATGCAATGGATTATGGCGTAACTGCTATATATAAACAATTTATAGGCAGCATGGATTTTGAAATATTTACACGTAGTCATAAGGTATTAAAAGGTACTTATGTATTAACACTAGATAATTACCATGAAAATGCTGACGAAATAGATTACAGCACTAGTGAAATACCCGAAGAACATAAAAGTTTTAATATATTAGAACTAGATAACGGACAGTATGCAGCCTATCCGAACAATAGGATGCGTGTATATGATAATAGCTTAACCCCAAAGCAACCTAAAAATCCTGATTTCAAAGTAAGCACTCAATTCTATCAAGTAGAAAATGGTTACACATATAGACTTGGCGACACAGATGAGTACTACTGGAAATCAGAATAATATTGACAAATAAGATTTTAACCACTATAATTAATTATTTAAAGGAGAAATATGAGCGATAGAGTCTATGGTATTGACGAAAAAGCAAAGCTAGAAAGACTAGTCAACGAGGGTTGTACAGTGTTACAAGAAATTCAAGATTTACAAGAAGGATTAAAAGATACAGTAAAAGCTGTTGCAGAAGAACTTAATGTAAAACCAAGTTTAATAAACAAAGCGATTAAGATTGCACATAAAGCAGATTGGCATCGTGTTGCAGACGAATTTGAAGATTTAGAAACGCTCGTAGCTACTGTAGGTAAAGATCATTAAAATAAAATTTTATGTGGACTTTCGAAAATTTTAATGCAATCCATTTTGAATTAAGCAGTAAATGCAATGCAGCCTGTCCTGGCTGTCCAAGATTTATTTTCAATTCACCTAATGTAAATAAAGATCTTGTACAGCAGGATATAAGTTTTGAAGATTTTCAATCTTGGTTAAGCCCATTTATTTTAAAAAAAATTAAGAATTGGATTTTTTGTGGAACACACGGTGATCCAATGACTTGCAAAGATTTACTTGATATTGTTGCTTATGTGTGTGAGTATAGCCCTGGATCGATTCAAATTAATACAAATGGAGGTATTAGAAATGAAAGATTTTATAAAACCTTAGGAGAAATCTTATATACCGCAAGCAAAAAAGACGGTGTAAATAGAGAAGTCGTTTTTTCTCTAGACGGACTAAGTGATACTAACCATATATACAGGAGAAACGTAAAGTGGGAAAAAGCCTTTTCTAATTTAAAATCTTTTGCTAAAACCGGTGCAAAAACAGCATGGGATTATCTAAGATTTTACTATAATAATCATCAGATAGACGAAGCTAAAGCATTAGCAAAAAGCTTAAATGTAGAATTTAGGCTTAAAAATCCATTTGGTGTTGAAGAATATGCTATGCCAGTTTACAACAAAGATTTTAAAAAAGTATATAACATCTTGCATTATACTGGCTTTCCTATTATTTCATATACACCATGTACTACTGAATATGTTGCACCATTACCAGAAAACACTTTAGAAGATGGTTATATAGATTGTAACTCTTTTAGAACATTACCACCGCCAATGCATGATCAAAAAATGGTTGAAATTTATATTGATCATACAGGCAGTATATATCCATGTTGTTTTGTAGGCGGTAGTGCAAACACATTACCATTTACATCTGTTATATCAGAAGTTAAAGAGATAAAAAAGAAAATAGGAAACAATAATAACTTACACTATTATAGTTTAGAAAGTATACTAAACAATAATAAAGTTTTAGATATTTTCCACAAAAGCTGGAAGAAAAAGACAATAAAAAAATGTTGGTTAGAATGTGGAATAAAACAAAATAAACAAAGATCAGTTGATGATTTATTTGTAGAAAGAACTAAAGAAAATGCTATGGAATAAAATTAAAGAATTTTGGATAAGAAGTTATACTAGCGATAGGACTGCATTCTATTTTGAAACAATTGCTAGTATTTGTGTTTTTACAAGCATGACGTGGATATCTTTAACTGCACAACATCCTCCTATGCATTTAATTTATCCTGTAAGTTTCACTGGTGCAGTTTTTAGTATTGTTGCATTTATAAGGAGAGGAGTAGGTTGGCCTTTGGTAATGACTATTTATTTTGCATTTTTGCATATTTTTGGTTTTGGCAGAGCAATGGGATGGTATTGATAAATAAACTTTTACGCATTAAGCATGTAGACGGTACGTTAGCCAAAAAATAACGAGAAAGAATAAATGAGTTACGTTGACGCTATATTTGATAGAAATGAAGACCTTATTCGTGTCGTAGAAAGACATGAAGGTAAGAGGAAATTTGTAGAACATCCAGTAAAATATATTTTTTATTACAAAGATCCTAAGGGAAAACATTTAAGTATTTACGGAGATCCCCTCTCAAAAATTATCTGTAAAAACACAAAAGATTTTCGTAAAGAAATAGCAATTAATAGAGACAAAACTTTATTTGAAAGTGATGTAAATCCTATTTTCCAATGTCTAAGTGAAAATTATTTAAATCAAGATGCACCAAAATTAAATATTGCATTTTTTGACATTGAAACAGACTTTGATCCTGATAGAGGATTTGCTGATCCTGCAGATCCTTTCATGCCAATTACTGCAATTACTGTAAATCTACAATGGTTAGATGTTCTTATTACATTAGCCCTTCCTCCTAAAACACTTTCATTAGATCAAGCAAAGCATGAAGTAGCACAATGGGGTGAGGAAGTTTTATTGTTCACCGACGAAGGAGACATGCTTGAAACGTTCCTAGATCTTATAGAAGATGCCGATGTCTTAAGCGGTTGGAATTCAGAAGGTTATGATATTCCCTACACTGTAAATCGTGTAAGTAGGATTTTAAGTAAAGATGATACTAGACGCTTTTGCTTGTGGAAGCAATTGCCTAAGAAAAGAGAATATGAAAAGTTTGGCAAAAAAGCCGAAACGTTTGATCTTGTTGGCCGTGTACATTTAGACAGTCTTGAACTATATAGGAAGTACACATACGAAGAACGACATAGCTATAGACTAGATGCAATTGGCGAAATGGAAGTAGGTGAGCGTAAAACTGTTTACGAAGGTACACTTGACCAGTTATACAATAACGATTTTAAAACATTTATTGAATACAACAGACAAGACGTTGCACTGCTAGATAAATTAGACAAAAAACTAAAATTTATTGATCTAAGCAACGAACTTGCCCATGCAAATACTGTATTGCTACAAACCACAATGGGTGCTGTAGCAGTTACAGAACAAGCGATTATTAACGAAGCACACGAAAGAGGCATGCGTGTACCTAATCGCCCTAAGAGAGATGACGAAAATACAGCGGCTGCAGGTGCTTATGTTGCATTTCCAAAAAAAGGTGTACACAAATGGATAGGTAGTATGGATTTAAACAGTCTATATCCAAGTGTTATTCGTGCATTAAACATGGCACCTGAAACAATCATTGGACAATTACGTCCTGAAATGACAGACAGCATTATTCATGAAGCAATTACGCTAGAAAAAAAATCATTTGCAGGTGCTTGGGAAGGCCGCTTTGGTACAGAAGAATATCAAGCAGTGATCGATCAACGTAAAGATGTTGTACTAACTTTAGATTTCGAGGATGGAAGATCTGAAACACTAAGTGGAGCCGAAGTTTACAAGCTGGTATTTGATAGCGGAATGCCTTGGATGTTAAGTGCGAATGGTACAATATTCACAACTGAATTTGAAGGAGTAATTCCAGGAATATTAAAACGTTGGTATGCAGAGCGTAAAGAACTACAAGCAATGAAAAAGAAAGCTATCGAAGCAGGTAATCCGCTAGAAATTGCTTTTTGGGACAAACGGCAACTTGTAAAGAAAATTAATCTAAATTCATTATACGGTGCAATTTTAAATCCAGGATGTAGATTTTTTGATAAGCGTATAGGACAATCAACTACGCTAACTGGCAGGCAAATTGTAAAGCATATGAGCGCAGAAGTTAATAAAGTTATAACTGGTGATTACAATCACGTTGGCAAGGCCGTAATATATGGCGATACAGATTCAGTTTACTTTAGTGCATATCCTGTATTAAAAACAGAAATAGACAATGGAAGCATTCCTTGGTCAAAAGAAGCAGTGATTACACTATATGATCAAGTAGCAGAAGAAGCTAATACTACCTTTAAAGACTTTATGTTAAATGCATTCCATTGTCCAGCTAGCAGATCTGCAGTAATTGCAGCAGGTAGAGAAATTGTTGCAGAATCGGGATTATATATTACGAAAAAAAGATATGCTGCTTTAGTATATGACTTAGAAGGTGAACGTAAAGATATAGACGGTAAGCCAGGTAAAGTAAAAGCAATGGGCTTAGATCTTCGAAGATCTGACACTCCGGTTTTTATGCAGGAATTTTTGATGGAAATATTAATGATGGTTTTAAAAGAAACACCAGAAGAAGAAATTATTCAAAGAATTACTGACTTTAGAAAAGAATTTAAAGATAGACCAGGTTGGGAAAAAGGATCTCCTAAACGTGCTAATAAGATAGGACACTATCAAAGACTAGAAGAATCTAAAGGGAAAGCTAATCTTCCAGGTCACGTAAGAGCAAGTTTAAATTGGAATTCTTTAAAACATATTAATAACGATAGATATAGTATGGATATTGTTGACGGAATGAAAGTTATAGTTTGTAAATTAAAGCCTAATCCAATAGGTTATACAAGTGTTGCATATCCTGTAGATGAACTTAGATTACCTGATTGGTTTAAAGAACTTCCATTTGATAGTGACGCAATGGAAGAAGCAATTATTGATAAAAAATTAGATAATCTAATCGGTGTTTTAAATTATAATCTAGATGAAACAAAACAAGAAAATACTTTCAACAGCTTTTTTGAGTGGGATTAAATAATGACTAAAGAAGAAACTCCAGAAAAATTAAAAGAAATAGCCTCTAACTGGGAAGAGTCCTATAATGGGCATGCAGTTGAACTTAAAAAGAAAAGATTATTAGATAGTATTAACTCTCCAGAATTTATAGCAGCACAAAAAGCCTACAAAGAAGCCACTGAACAATACGAAGCTGACAATAACGAATGGTGGGACAAGCTTTCTGAAGAAGAAAGAGAAAAAGCTTTTTATGCTGTATGTAAACGTATACACAAAGGTGACTATGAGAAAAACGGAAGCTATAGATACGTCCTATATCAAGTATTTGGATTTGATATGAGCATGTATGGTGTTGGCATGGATTGTGGTTATATGGATTTACATAATGCAATATTCGGTGGTATTGAACTTAACAAAATGTCTCAAGCTAAAGAAATTACTATTAAACAAGACGGAATAGAACACAAAGCGATCTTAGAAGAACATCAAAACATATCTATAAAATTAAAAGACGACGACAACAAGATTGAAATAATTATAAACAACTTGCCTAAAACATTTGACGATGCTGCATAACCAGTCATTTAAATTTAGTTAAATACTATGTATATAATGACCTGGAGCTAAAATGAGAGCAACACTACAAGAAATATTAGAATATACTTATAACAATACATTATTTCATTTTTTAAAACTATATCATATTAAAAGTGAGGTTGTTGAAATAATACCTGATTTAACAGGTACAATTACAAGAGTAGATGTTGAAAATAATCAACTTGTAACAACAACTAATAATGTGCCGTGGTTAGAATCTAAAATGAAAGTTAGATTTGAAGGTATATCTACAGAAATAAATCCTGCAAAATATTATTATGTTAAAAATATTGTAGGAGATACAACCTGCGTAAAATTCAGTATAGGCGAAACCGAACTTCCTGGAGAAGTATTACCTTTAACTACACCTACAGGAAGCTTTAATATAAAATTTGATCGTAGTTATCTGATAATAAAAGATACAAGTTGGTTAGATATAGGTATGCGTCTAGTCTTTGAAGAATTTCCTATCTATGGAAATAAAGTATCTTTAGCAGGGTTACAACTATTAACAAAATATTTTGTATATGAAATACTAGAAGACAACAAAATTCGAATTAGCTCATCCCAACACTTACCTAATACCGTAAAAGATTCTCACTATAATTTTTTGCATTTTTCTAATGCAATAACAACAAGCTTCGAAATAATCCAAGATCAAACTTTTATAGAAGGTGTCACTGAAGATAAAGTAGTATATCTAGATGCTAGAACAGATGAAAAAATATCTGATTTTAATGCTGAGTTTGGCATGGTTGATCTTTACAAACTATTCAATTATTTAGAAAATTTACAAGAATATCCAACTGACAATAATATCATTGTTACCAATGTAGACGAAAACAATGAATTTGTTAGTACAAAATTAAATTTTGACAATCCTACATTTAAAGATGAATGGCAGTTAATAGATAGAACCGTCGTCCCGTCACAACATGAAATGATCGACTTTAAAAATAGTCTTTGGAACTTTAGCCTTAATCTTACTGAATTACAAAAATCTAGATTTAATCTAATGGCGCTTGCGTATGTAGATTACGTAACATTTGATTTATACACTAATAATAAAAATACAAATATTATCTCTGGCATTGACAATAATAGTAGATTGTTAAGTGATACATTAATAGTATCTCCTGGTACAAAATTAATTTTTAGCAATCCTAGCGATTCATCAAATGCATTGTCAGGTGTTGGATTATTACCAAATACCATTTATTATGTTCTTACATCATTCAGCAACGGATCTTTCACTATCTCAGATACTTTGAACGGCAATCAATTATTACTTCCTTATTCAAATTTTGATTTTTTAGCAAGGATCGTAACCGCATCAAATGTATTTGCTGAACATGATTTAGAATTTTATTTTGGTGAAGATAATCCTAATTTTGGTAAGATAACCTGGGAACAAAACATAAAAGGAACATATATTCCTAGAATTATTGATGAATTCAAAACTATAACAAGAACATTTGCTGAATACACTAATACTATATATAGGCAAGTGCCTTATAGAAACTATTTTATAGGACCATTCCTTGATGAGGAAAATGACATTATTACTATAGAAGATACTTCTATTTTAAAAGTAAACAATCCTATACGGTTCAGTAGTCCTCCAGATAGTGCAGATGCTGTAGTAGCTGCTGGATTAGATCCAACTTCTACATACTATGTGAAAGAAATATTAGATTGCGAAAGGTTCACTTTCTCTGACTCAGTAGGGGGACCTGCTCATATATTACCGTTTACAAATTTTGAACTATTTTTGACCGTTGACCTAAATATCTATCAAATTTTTGATTTTAATTCTTCATATGCACAAACTGATGGAAAAGAATTATGGAAATACTTAGAACCTAACATGCCTGTTAAATTTAGGAATCCCCCTGATTCTACTGATGCATTATTACAAGCAGAACTAGATCCTTTACAAACGTATTATGTAAAAGAAATAACAAAGTTTTATGATGGAGAAGAATCATTTTTAGTCACTGGTATAGATAGTGACGGAATTTTATCGTTAGATGTGCCTGCTGACAAAGAATTTATAGATGTTTTATATCCAGGACTTGAAGTTTACTTTTCAAATTTACCAGACTCTACTGGCGCATTAGTAGAAGCCGAACTAGAAGATCCTGTTACACCTGATCCTTTTAAAAAATATTATATAAAAGACGTATATAAAGACGGATTTTTTACACTGTCAGCAGAACCAGACGGTGAACAGTTGCTATTACCATACAGCAATTTTGAATTTGAAATGAAAATGGATTTTGTAAGATTAGAATTCACTATAAGCGAAACTATAGGTGGTCCTGTTAAACCTGTGCCATATAGCAATTTTGAATTTTTCATCTACCATGAAGCAAATGAATTAGAAGTTGACGATACAGGTTGGTTCAGATTGAATATGCCAATACAATTTGAATCTTATAATGATCCTACCGCAGTTACTGCGGCAACGTTATCTACTAATCAACAGTATTTTATTAAAAATATATTAAATAACCGAAGATTACAAATTACAGATACTTTAGACGGCGAGGTACTAAAGTTCTATGACACACCTAATGAATTTTTTATACGACACGACACAGGAAATGGATTTGTATTCAGCAGTTATTCTGCACAAAACTTATCAAGCATAGGCAAACCGCCTGTCATATATACACGGCAAAATTTATATCATCCAGATTTAGATCCTATTCCAAATGAACTTCCCTATGAACATATTTTTAATGACGTAAACTTACCTTTCCCACAGGATTCAACTTTATGGGCTCCATACTATTATGAAGAAAATGATTACATTTATGGAAGAAATGCATGGTCACCTGGATTTACACCAGACTACATAATTACTGTGACTGTTGACCAGGAAAACTTTGTCATGACAGGTGAAGATAAAAATGGTACTTTTAACTTAGAAATAATGCCATCTTTAACATTTGATGTAGGAGATAAAGTCCAATTTATTGTAGATTCGCCTGTTGTTCATCCTTTTTGGATAAAAACTAAACTAGAAAAGAAGACAAGATACCCGGCACCAGGATCATACGGAAATGGTACTGCCACTGTAAATTGGACTGTAGAAGAAAATAACACATATTATTACTATTGCCCACGTCATACACACATGGCTGGCAATATTTCAGTACCGCCAGCATTGCCTCCAGTAACTCCGCAATATTCTGATCAGAATGTAGTAAGAGGTTTTGATCTAAGGCGACCAGTATCGCTTACAGAATTAGATAAAAAATATGTGTACGCTTTCGAAATACGCCAAGATTTAATTAACAGCATAAAAAACAATCCGATCTTGACAGGAGCAGAAAATCAAGTTAAAATATTTATAAATGAACGAGATTCGTACCTGATGCCTGTTAGCTACTTAGATAAACGTTGGACGTACAACGTGCCTCAAATTTTAGCCATTCAATTGTTAGACGGTAACAAGGTTATGCGAATTTCCGACGAAGGCCGTTTAATGATAACTGTAAAGAGCCCAAATGGTATATACAATTATATACTACAAGGAACAGAAAAAACTTAAAACTATAAAGGATAAATGCAAGATATTTTACAAGACATCGTATCACACACACATGGATTAGGATTTTTAAATACACTAAAAATTTCAACAGACTCTACTTCAACATCTATTAACAGCATTACAGAAAATAGAGGTGTAATTTTATTTGGCACCACTCATGATCGAATTAATGAATTCGATGGAATATTTGGTATGGGGAATTTAGATAAATTAAACTTGTTACTAAAAAGTCCTGAATATAAAGAAGATGCTAAAATTGAAGTAGTACGCAAATCAAAAAATGACGAAGAATATCCAGCTGGATTATACTTTGAAAATGTCATTGGAGATTTTAAAAATGAGTACAAGTTTATTAACAAAGATATTATTGAAAAGAATTTAAAAAGTGTAAGATTTAAAGGTGCTCAGTGGGGTGTTGAATTTGAACCACCTGTAGCAAGTATCACAAGAATGAAACTAATGAGTGCTGTTCACTCTGAAAATTTACATTTTAACGTAAAATCAGATAATGGTAATCTTATATTTTCATTTGGCGATAGCGTGACGCACGAAGGTGAATTTGTATTCAAACACAAAGCTGGTGGCAATTTAACTACTCAAAAAAGCTATCCTGTGCAAGAAGTTCAAAGCATTTTAAGTTTATCAGGAAATTCTACTATAAGTATTTCAGATACAGGTGTGATGAAAATTTCAGTAGATAGCGGATTAGCTACTTATGATTACATCATTCCTTGTCAAACAAAATAATGAACACAAATTTAACAAACACACAAAAAGATTATGCAGTATTCTTGCCTGCACTTAGCGGATTCTATGCTACATTTGTGGGCAAACAAAGATTTGAAGACTATGTTGATAAAACAAGGATTCCTAAACATTTAAACAACGGTGTCGAAAGTTTAAACTACATTAATAAACAAGAAGGCAAGTTTTATTATAAGTGGACACTGTATTCTGCAGGTCATGCAAACTTGGATATAACGAAAGATGACCCAAACGAAGATATGATAAGGAATCGAAACCGAGAAGATACTTGGGTACTTGGTGACAGTGGTGGGTTCCAAATAGGTAAAGGTGTTTGGGAAGGCGACTGGAAAGATCCTAGTTGTCCTAAAGCTAGTAAGAAACGAAATGACGTTTTGCGCTGGATGGACAAATACATGGATTATGGAATGATACTAGACATTCCTGCCTGGGTAGCTAGAAGTGACGAAGGAAAAAAAGCTACAGGAGTTACCACTTACCAACAAGCAGTCGATGCAACAAGAATTAATAACAATTATTTTTTAAAAAATAGATCAAGTGCTTGTAAATTTTTAAATGTGTTACAAGGTGAAAACCATACAGAAGCAGAGGATTGGTATCAACAAATGAAAGACTATTGTGATCCAAAAAAATATCCTTCTAATCACTTTAATGGTTGGAGTATGGGCGGACAAAATATGTGTGATATACACTTAGCACTTAAAAGACTTATAGCATTAAGATATGATGGTTTGCTAGAAAAAGGTACACATGATGTAATGCATTTCTTAGGTACAAGTAAACTTGAGTGGGCTGCGTTACTAACAGATGTACAAAGAGCAATTAGAAAACATCATAATGAAAATTTCACAATAACATTTGATTGTGCAAGTCCGTTTTTAGCAACTGCTAATGGTCAAATTTATTGTGAACTAGAAACTGATGATAGATCAAAATGGGTTTATAGAATGGTTCCTAGCATAGACAGTTTGCATTTAGCAACTGATACTACTCCATTCGGAAAAGCATTTGTTAGAGAAGGTAATCATACATCATTTATGGATAGTCCTATTTCTGATAAATTACTTACAAATGACATTTGTGTGTATAACATAGGTGATAAAAATAAAGTTGGTGCTATCAAAGTACTTGCTGGAGATCCAGAATTAAACAAAGATGGATCTATAAAATTAGATAAAGACGGCAATCCTATTATTAGAGATAAAGATTCAACTAGCTGGGATAGTTTTAGCTATGCATTGATGATGGGTCATAATGTTTGGATGCATATAAACGCAGTACAAGAAGCAAATCGGAAATATGATGCAGGAATTTTTCCTTCTATGTTACTGCATGAAAAATTTGAGAAGATTGCTTTTCGTGAAGTAGTTGAAGAAATATTCTCAACTGATGATAAAGAAAAAGCAAATAAAATTTGTGACGATTACAGACCATTTTTAGACACTATTATCGGCACAAGAGGCGCTGTAGGTAAAAAGATGACTAATCCAATCACAAAATATAACGAACATATTGAAGAGGTATGATGGACAGAAACTATAGTAACGAAAAGTTAAATAGAGATAATGTTAGATTCTTTTATGGTAGAGAAGTAGAAAAAACTCCTGCTTATTTAATGAATACATTATTTGTTGTAGGAATACAACCTATATTAGACATTACTAATGCTGCAGGAAAACTTAAAGCAGAACACATTTTCTTTGGTGCTAATCATTCGTTTAATCCACAAACACCAGAAGATTGGGATCAATGGGAACAGATGGTAGAACACTTTCTAAAAGAAGGACATCTGTGCAGTTTAGATATTCCTTTTAATGCAATAGAACAATTTAACGAGGGTGGACTATGTGAGTTTAATAACTTTATTCCGCAACTTAGAATACCTGTACCATATGTTAAATTATGGAATTACAATACAATGATTAAAATAGATGACACTTCTTTTAATGTTTCTAATCCCGGAGTATGGTGTCATAGATTACATGACTTAATGGCGAGTGATAAATTTACAAAATGGAAAGATTACACTCAAGACACAATTTTAAAATAAATAAAGGTATTATGAGTAAACGAAGTATTTGGGTAACTTTTAAAAAAGAAGGAATTCATCAGTATCCTGCAGCATTAACAGATCCTAATCTAGCAACAGGTGATGAATATGATGTAAGTTTTTTAGGTCATCCACATAGACACATTTTTCATTTTAAAGTTCAAATTGAAGTATTCCATGATGATCGAGAAATTGAATTTATACAATTTAAGCGTTGGTGTGAAAATCTGTATAACACAGGAACAGTACAGTTAGACTATAAAAGTTGTGAAATGATTGCGGACGAATTGTATGAACAAATTCATACAAAATACCCAGGTCGATTTGTTGTAATTGATGTTGCAGAAGACGGCGAAAATGGCTGTCAAATAATTTATAACGACTATGAAGAGAAATAAAAATGGCAATTAAAGATCCACTTATTCGAAAAATTTTTGATGATTTAGATGCATTTCGCGATTATTGTAGATTTGAAGGGAAACCCTTCCATGAATCTAGTTTATATAAAAAAGGCGACCGAGTATGGGAAAGTTACTTAATTTGGCAGAAGTATAACAGTAAAAATAAAGGGTAAGATGACTATCTATATAGTTGACTTAGAAGCTGTTGAAACTAGATATACTAAACAATGGAAAGACTGGCTTCCTAAACAAATTGAAAAAGCTACCGGCGCATCTGTTATAACAATTAGCGGAGGTGAAATTCCTCAAGATACTACTCCTGG